AATATAAATTTTAAAAATTTATATTTATGTTTATTATAACTATTAATTTTATTAAATATAACTGTTTGAAAATCACAAATTCCTTTTTTCAATTGATATGATTCTGATTTATTTGTTGTCATTTTTTTAAAATTAATAAATTAAAATTAAAAATATAAATCAAATTTTTTTATTTTTTTTATTTTTTTTTATAAATACCAATACTAATAATTAATTTATTTTATTTAATTATAATATATTAACAAAAAAATGAAGTCAATGACAAGACAAGAATTAAGAATACAAAATAAAACATTTCAAAAAATTGTTAAATTTATGCAAAATACAGATACAAAAATTACTAATTTTGAAAAAAATTTTAAAAAATTATTAGATATTGTTAATAATTTAGATAAGAGTGGTCCTGTATCCTGCAAATTATTAGATGCTAAAGGTGAAATTATTTTTAGAGGTGAAAAAGGCTTACCAGGAATACAAGGGCCACCTGGTAATATAGGAATCGATGGAATGCCAGGTCCACCTGGTCCACCTGGCATTCAAGGTCGAGATGGAAATTTTGGGAAAAGAGGGATTCGCGGAGTAACAGGAGAACGTGGCCCACCTGGATTAGTTGGATTAAGGGGCAGTAAAGGAGCCGAAGGGGACGTTGGAGTTCGAGGGTGCGCAGGTTATACTAGAATTAGTCAAAGTAAAAATTTAAATAAAGAAGTTGAAACATTAAAAAAAGAATTTAAATTAAAAAGTGAAGAACAAACTAAACATATAGAATTATTAACAAAAGAATTAATCAATATGAAAAGATTAGTAGATAATTTAATAAGGAGAAAATAAATCTTTAAATGATATAGTTTATTTTAAAAAATATAATAATTATTAAAAATTACTAAACATAATTAAATAACGAAAAATAACGAGATGCCAATCAATTACGAAAATTCAAAAATATACAAAATAACAAATGATATAAATAATGATATCTATATTAATGCTACAATTAGTAAATATTTATGCGATGTAATCAAAATACATAGAAATAAATATTCAAATACTGATAATATATTAAATTTATATCAATCAATGAGAATAATAGGTATAGAAAATTTTAAAATTATATTATTAGAAAATGTTGATTGTAAAAATAAAGATGAATTAAATGGAAAAAAACAAATATGGATTGATAAATTAAAACCAATTTTAAATTTATATAGTTGTTATTGTGAAAATTGTGATTATAAATTTAAACAAAATAGTCATTTAAAACGACACTTAGCAAATGTTCATAATATAGGAGTTGTATGGTTTAAATGTACTGAAAAAGATTGTAATTCTAAATTTAAAGAAAATAGTCATTTAAAAGATCATTTATCAAATGTTCATGACATTGGTGTTAGATGGTTTAAATGTACTGAAAAAGATTGTAATTCTAAATTTAAAGTAAATGGTAGTTTAAAACGACATTTAGCATTTGTTCATAATATTGGTGTCAAATTATTTATTTGTACTGAAAAAGATTGTAATTCTAAATTTAAATCGAAAGGTCATTTACAAAGACATTTATCAGGTGTTCATGATATAGGTGATAAACAATGTTCTTTTTGTTTAGGGAATGTATTTAAATTAAATGATTATATAGATAATATTGGAAAACATAAAATTTGTAGAAAATGTTATAATAACAAAACTGGTAAAAATTCAAGAATCGAACATACAATGTCTGATTTTTTGGATAAATATTTTGGAACACAATATCTATTAGGTTCAGATAAAAGTATGAAATCAATGGGTGGTTGTTCATTAAAAAGACCAGATAAACTATATGCTTCACCTGAATTAGTTTTACAAATAGAATGTGATGAAAATGGTGGACATTCGAGTAGTGATTATAGTTGTGATGAGAAACGTATAAGTGATTTATATGATGAATTTATTGGAAAAAAATATGTAATAATTAGATGGAATCCTGATAGTTATAAAATTCCATCTAATAAAACAAAAATAAAAAAGAAAGAAGATAAATTAATTTTATTATTAAAATTAATGAATAAAATATTACAAATAAAACAAAAAAATATTATAATGATTTATTATATGTTTTATAGTCCTAATCATTCTTTGTTGAGTCAAAGAATACCTCATAAATTAATATATGATGAAGAAGATATTATTAATTTATCTAAAAATAATAATTAAACCAAAATTTAAAATTGATAAAAAGAAATAAAAAGTTAAAGAAAAATATAAAGTTAATAAACAAAAAAAGTAATAAAATATTATTAAAATAAACAAAAAAAATATAAAGTATTAAGAAAATATCATAAATTATAATTTATGATGATGAAAAATATTAAGTTATTCAAAATATAATTTTAAAGTGTTGCATAAGTATCTTGTTTTGAATCAAACCCACTTATACTATTGGAGCTGAGCCCCTGTGTGCAACTACCTTTTAAGGTACTAACACAAGCATTTTGATCACTTTCAGGAATTTGATTACTTGTGGAAGCGTCTCTTAAATTTTGCTCAGAACCAATATGTAATAGCTCCTGTACCTCGTCGTCATCGGCTGATGGTTGCATAGCTCCAGTACTTATAAATTTTTCGACTGTAGTAGTTGGTGAATAAACATCACACGAATCATATCCCGGTAGATCATCTATTTGTTGTTGTTGTTGCTGTTGCTGTTGCTGTTGTTGTTGCTGTTGTTGATTATATTGTTGTCTTGAAATAGTCTTTTTAGCAGATGGTAACCATGAAATGCCATTTTGTTGTGTTACACTAAGAGATGTATTGTATAATTTTTTTTTATTTAATGTTTCTAAAGTAACAACAAATGCAATAGCTACTATTAAAGCTACATCAGGTTTTTTTGTAGCTAGCATCACAATTAGAGCTGCCCAGAATATTTTAACAAACATATTATCAAATAATTTTACTAAAGTATTTGGTAATTTAGGCGCCACTGTCGCTGCATATAATGCTAAGAAGACTTTAATAGCAACAGATAAATATTGATTTGAAAGTACTTTATCAAGATGATTTTCAGTATTTTTTAAGATTGAAGTTATAATTTTGACTGGATTATTCATAATTGTTATTTTATATAATATAATAAAAGATTTTTTTATTTTAAAAAAATGTAAATTTAAATTAAAAAAAAAACGTTAGAATAATATTTAAAAAATATTTTATTTTTTTAATTATAATGAAAAACTATAGAGAATTTTTTTTGTCACCAAATAATTTCCAAATAATTTCAAATATTTTAATTAGTAATTATAAAATAAATGAAGATAGTGTTAAAAATAGTTTAACAGCTATAATGAAAAAAACATTAAATGAAAATAAAGATATTAAAGGAAATAATAAAAAAAAAATTTGTAATAATCTCAATAAGAAAGTTTTAGATTATGCGGTAAAATATTATACACAAAATCAAAAATCAATAGGAGAATTTACAAATAATGTAAATTATGAAACAATTTTAGGACCAAAAGTTAAAAAACAGGGAGAAAGATCTAAAAATATATTTTTAGAAAATACTACAAATCAATTTAATAATAAGTTACAAAATTTACAAGATAATAGAAAGAAAATGAATTTGGAACAAAAAACACAAAAAAATGAAAGTTTTGAATTAATGGGTCGAAAATTAAAAAGACAACCAGAAATACCACAAAGTTTTTTTATATCAGATAAAGAGAGCTCTAGTAATAATATAAACAATAATTATAATGAACTTCAAAAAGAAAGAAATTATGAAAACACTATAAGAAATAAACCAAAAGAAAAATTAAATTTTAAAGATCCTGAAGAAGATAAGTTAAATTTTAAAAAAATGATGCAAAAAAAAATTGCGGAAAGAGCTATAATGGATGTTGATTTTAAAAAAAATCAAGAAAAGATTGAAAGTAAAATAGAAAAAAATGAAGTAGAAGATATACAAGGTAATTTAGCTTCATTTACAGTTTCAAATGAAGGTAATAATTTTAATAGTCCGCAATTATTAGGTAATACTAATAAAATATTAAATGATAATTCAAAATTAATAAATTCAGATACAATAGTTAAAAATTCAAATAATATATCTTTAAATATAACAAAACCCAAAAAAGTAAGATTTGAAAAAATTCAAAAAAGGGACGTTGATGATAATTTTTTGCCTTATAAATTAAAAATGAAAGAAATTAATAAAAAAATTCAATTATTTGAAAAAAGTTTAAAAGAAATTGAAGGAAATATAAAAATTCAAAAAAATAATATCTTTAAAAAAAATAATTATTTAAATGAGATTTTAGAACAAGAAAAAAAATTAGATTTTTTAATAAAAAATAAAAATTTAGAAATAATTAATAAAAAAAATATATATAATAAAAATAATCACAAATTAATAAATATTACATATAATAGTTCTTCTAGAGATTGGTTTGGTAGATGGATGATAGATTATAATTCAAATGGTCAAATAAAAGATATTGTTTTAAGAGAAACAAAAGATAATATTAAATATAAATATGAAATAAATTTTTCAAAGGATTGTTATCAATGGGTAAAAATACCTATTTATGAAAATAATCCAAATTTACCAGCAACAGAAGAACAAGCTTTTTTAGGTTTTCAAGGTTTACCAAACAAATTATATAAAAAAAATGAACCTAATGGTGAAATAATCGACTGGGAATATATAAAATATAAAAAAAAAATAAAAAAAAAGAATAATAAAAATATTAATAATTTAAATCCAGTTTTAATTATTTTACCAAGAAAAGATTATTTTAATCTGGATGTTGTTCATTTTAATATGAATCATTTAATTGTTGATTTTTTTAATAATAAAGATGAAAAATATACTTTTACTTTTATAAAAATAAATAAAGATGACAATTATAATTATTATAAAAAATTAGGTAATGAAACAATACAAAATATAAATAAACTTATTTTAATAAATATAAAAAATATTTCTTTTAAAAAAGAAAATTTATTAATTGAAAAATGTTTGATTTTAGAGGAAGATAAAAAAATGTTAATAATGTTATTTACAAATGAATTTTTTCGTAAAGGTGAATTTTCAAAAGGAATAATTATTAAAATTAAAAATTTGAAATTTTTAAAAAATAGAAATTTTAATAAAAGTATTTTATTAGATTTAGAAAAATTTTTAAATAAAGAAAAAGGTCATAAAATTATTAAAATAAAAAATTCAAAAATAAAAAAAAATTTATATAATAATACAATTATTATTTCATCTGATTCATACATTGATGTAAAAACACTAAAATACAGGTATAAAGAATATTATAATGAATTAAAAAATAAAACACTAAATTGTAAAGGTTTTGTTTTAAATAAAAATTTACAACATTCTATTATTTTTGAATCTAAAATAAATATTTAAATTTATTCGCATTAAATTATTATTCCATTCTTCATCTAAACTGAATTTTGAATTTTGATTTTTGTTTTTAATATAAATTTTGATTTTAATTTAAAAATATAAATTTTATTTAAAAACAAAAATCAAAATTTTTTTACTAATATTAATTAATATGAATTGTGTAAAAAAGACTTTAGATTTTAAACATTTTATTAAAAATAATTGTAATTGTGATACATGTAAATCAACTAATAAAAAAATAATTCTTATTAATAATATTTTAAATTTTAATAAATATAATAATTCTAAATACAAATATTTATTTCAAAATAATATTAATATACAACATCATTTAAATTTATTGGAAAAAAAACATAAAATTATTAAACTTCTTCATGAAGATTATGATACTTTAAATAATTCTTATCAAATATTTTTAAAAAATGAAGATAAATTACATTTTTAAAATTTATATTTAATTATGGAAGATTTAAAAGGGATTACAAATTCTAATAAAATTAAAGAAGATTTTTTAAATTTATGAAGACTAAAATATAATTGCTTTTTTTTTTGCCTATTTTTTCTTATAACGTTTCTGCCTCTTCCGCCACGGGCAGTCATGTTCAGATTCAGATGAACGTTCATGTTCAGATTCAGATGAACGTTCATGTTCAGATTCAGATGAACGTTCATGTTCAGATTCAGATGATGTTGAAGATATGGAACGTAGGTCTAGAAGAGGTGGTGGTACAGGAGAAGATGTATTTGAAGTCGGAGAGGAATAAAGTGAACGAATTTTTATTGGGAGAATTGGCACAGTAGTATTAGTAGGCTCCAATTTAAATATAAATTCAGGAATTATTATCTTAATATTTGATTTATTTGCATCATATAAAATATTAAAATAATTAGACCATACACCACATCCTCCAAAAAAACAAAAATTAGGATTTTTAAAATATTTAATTAAAAATGTTAAATATGATTTAAAATCTTGATTATCATCAAAAATACTACCAAAACCTTGTAATGAAAAAATAAAAATATTAATATTATTTTCTTGTTTAAATTTATTATCGAATTCTTTTTTCATACCAGTTTTAGGAATTTCTTCTGATAATGCTATATGAAATGCTGTAAAATTTGTATGATCTTCTTTATTAATTATTAAAATTAAAAGACAATTATTTGCACCACCAATGGAAATTTTCTTGTGAGGACCAGGAATATTTTTATTTTTAATTTCATTTTCTTCAATTTGTAAAATTGGAAAAAATCCGTCAAAAACTTTCTTATGGTGTTTATATAATTCAGGTAATGTATCTAATAAATACCATCTATGATCATTAGTAAATATAAAATTTAATTCAATTTTATCAATTGAAGTTTTTCCAAAAGTTTTATTTTTAATTTCTTTTTTTTTAAAATTCTTAATATAATTTTTCTTCTCTGTAAGAGATCTTTTAAATTTAGGAGGGGGCGTAGGCATCGTAGAATTTCGAGGAGAAGGAGGAGGATTCTCTATATATATTGGTTTGAGTTGAAAAATGTCATTATTAAATGTATTAATATTTATATGTTTAAAATTATCTGAATCTGTCAATATTGTTGTAATAAAATCGGCATTTTTTTTGGATGTGACTTCCTTGGTTGCTCCACCAAGAATAATTGTTAAATATTGTTTAATAATGTTGTTACCAACAACACCAAAAATAGATACCTTCCTATTTGTTTTTGGATTAATAATAAATTTATACATTTATATAATATATATATTTAAAATTAAATTTAAAATCTGATTATTAATTTTTAATCTTATTTGTTAATATGAGTTATTTTTATAATTATTTTAAAAATATAAGAAATTTAAAAAATGAAAATAAAAAATTAAAAAAAGAAAATGAAAAAATTATTAAAGAACAGGAATTAATAATAAAAGCAACAAAATGTTTAATAATTTCAAGTAGATTTTATTATTTTAAATCAAAAAAAATAGAATTAGAAAATGAGAAATTAAGAAAAGTTTTTTATAACCAAGGGATTATTTTAAATAAACAAGAAAATGGTTTGTGTAAGCAAAATAAAAGTATTAAAAAACTAAAAAAGATAAATATAATTTTAATAGAAAAACTAAAACAATCAGAATTAAAATGTCCAATTTGTTTTGAAAAAATTAAACCAATTTATTTTAAAATGTTTGATTGTGGTCATTTTATTTGTAAAGTATGTAATAAAAAAATAATATTAAAAAAATGTCCTATCTGTCGAAATAAATTTTAATTAGATATTCAAAATAAATTTATAATTACTTTTACTTATATTACAATTATTATATTTTTTTTTATTGTTTTAAAAATTTTAATAATTTTTTTATATATATTTAAAAAAAAATTAATTTATAAAAATAAATATTATATTTAAAATGGATTATCCTAAAATAATGATTATTCAAAGTTTAACAAACGATTTTTTTCCAATTGAACCAATAATTCAACTTGCACCATATTGGTTAAAACAAAAAAAAATTTTAAAATTATTTGAATTTAAAATTACAAATAATAAAGAAGAAATAAATAAAATAAAAAATAAAATGAAAAGAAAAAGAAACCATATAATTTTTTTATTAAAAATAGAAAATGAAAAAAAATATTTAAAATATTTTGATGAATTAAATATTTTAATTGAAGAATTAAATAATAAACCAATTAGAACATATCTTCAAGATAAAAATAATAATTTAATAAAAAATGTAAATGATTTAGTATGTAGTATATATGAAAATTTTAATGATAAATATGATTTAAAAATAGATGATTCTAAATTTTATTTTATTAAAAAAAATACTTTAATTTAATTATTAAATATATTTAAAAATATTTTAGTATTTTTATATAAAAAAATGGAACATTTTATTTTTGGTTATGTGGGATTAACTTTTAGTATAATTTATAAATTACCACAAATTTATTTATTATATAAAAAAAAAAATATTACAAGTATTAGTTTTAAATCGTTAATAATTCAAATATTTAGTTATATGTTTTATATAGTTCATGGAATATTTATTTCAGATCTCCCAGTATTGTTATTAGGTATTGTATCTTTTTTCCAAACTTTTATTTTAATTTGTCAATATTATTATTATTCTAATAATAATATCCAGCGACTTGAATGCGTCGCTGCTGAGCGAGCCTAATTTTTTTTTATTTTATTTTTTTATAAAAATTTGATTTAAATAATAACATTTATTTATTTATTTTTAATGAGGTATCTCTTTCTACATAATGAAGATTTTAAATTATTAGAATTATTATTAATTCTAATAGTTTTAGCAATTTAAAATAAATTTAACAACTTAAAAAATAATATGTTTGAAATTAACATAATAACAAAAAAAAAAAGTAAATTTATTCTTGTAATTTTTTTGAATTATTTATTATTAAATTCCATATTTCTTTTATAAAAATTCCTTCTAAATTAGATTTCATATTAAGATTTGTTAACCTATCTAATAATTGTGTTTCTCTGACACTATCATATATAGGTAAATTGTTATTTTTTTTAAATTCACCTATTTCTTGCGATACCCTGTTTCTATTTTGTAATAGTAATAACAATTGATTATCTATATCATTAATATTTTGTCTTAACTTTTCCATTTAAATTAATTAATTCATTTAATTTTTAATTCTTTAAATTTATATTTTATATTTACTTGATTTATATTTAAGAATCTTATTAAAATTTCATTTTTTATTATATAAATTTATTGTAAACCTACCTAAAACCAAGAAATATAATATACCTCATTCATACATACTGCATAAAGTATTTATTTTATATTTAACAGATTTAAATTTATTTTGTTTAAAAATTTTTTTTACATTTATATTTTTAAATAGTTTTTTCATTTTTTTTAATGCTTTTAATTCTTCAGTTTTTCTTTTTTCATCAAATTTAATATTTCTTAAATCATTATACATTATATTATAATCTTCATTTTTAAGAATTTTCTTAATATCTAAATTATTTTTTCTTGCTAAATTATTTAGTTTGGATAGTATTTCATCTCTATATTCATATCTTTTTTTTTTGTTCATATATCTTTTTTTTTTTTATTGTTTTTTATTTTTTTTTTTTTTTTTTTTATTTTTTTTTTTTGTTCATATATCTTTTTTTTTTTGATTGATTTTTAATTATATTTTTTAATTTTAAAATTATTTTTTTTGGAGTTATTTTTTGTTTTAAGTTTCTACCACTTTCCATGCCTGTGTTGTTGCTGCCTCCTGTGCTGGACCAGCTTAAAATGTCTGCGATAAATGTTATAATATCAATTATGTTCACATCATGTTCATCATGTTCATCACTATTTTCCACGAAATCAATAACAATATCTACTACTTCCTCGCGTCCCCAGGTAGTATTAAATGCATTTCCGTGAGAGGCGTCGTAAATACAACACCAATACAAGATAAACATTAATACCTCACTAATACGTATGGGTTCTCCATTAGACCAATTAATAACGCATATGTATGCATGAAATAGAAAGAACCCCAAAAGATATATAAAACCTGATTGCGCAAAAAATATAATAATATTTGAAAATATAATAAGTTGCACTAAATGTCTTATTCCTGATGTAGCATAACTAGGTTGAAAATGTATAAGTTGTGTATGTATTGTTAAATCGCGTAAAATAGCAGTACTAAAAGGGGTATGACCTACATAATAAATAATTTGGAGGGCATACCAAAATCTTGCACGTAACATTTCAAATAATGTAATATAGTATACACCAATAGCATTATTTTGTAATAATTGCAAATGTATTGGACCTCTACAAGTGGGGCATTGGGTAATTCTATAGTTTGTAAATGTTTGAACACAAGGAATACAAAATTGATGACCTGCTGCGCAAACTGAATATCGCCTAGAACCAGTTGGTATATCATTGAAGCAAATAGGACAAGTAGAAGTATTTCGAATTTGGTGCGCGCCGCCGCGGACTTGTATACTTTTTGAAAGAGTTTTAATATAATTTTTTATTAGTTTTTTACCATTTTTTGAAAAGATAGAATATTTTTTATTATTGCGAATATCAATTATATAATTCATTTTTATAATATTAATATAATCATAGAAATTAAATAGTATAAAAAATTTATACTTTTTTTACATACATTTTTTTTTACCACATACTTTAAAATTAATTTAATTAAAAAAAAAAATTTGATTTTAAAATTAAAAATAAATATTTCTAATAACAAAAAAATATAATGATAAGCAAAAAAGATATTACTAAATATTTTGGTGAATTAAATGACCATAATTTACCAAAAGATTTAAGTGTTTTTCAAAAAAATATTCATCCCTTATATGGAAAATTTGAAGATAAATGGAAAACTATTTTATATATTAATAAAAATATAAAAGAAAAATTTAATAAATATGAAATTAATATTCACGGAAAAATTAGAAATTCTACAACTAAAAAAATATTAAAAAGATGTACCAACGGAAGACAAATTCTATTAGCACCAAATATTCTTAAAAATAATAATAAAAAAAATAGAGCGGTCGGAAAATGTCTATTATTTACATTTTTCCCTAATATTAAACATAATCAAAATGTAGACCATATTTTTGAAGAAAATTTATTTCCTGATTTTAAATATTTACGACATCTCAATAATTTACAATGGCTTTCTAGAAGTGATAATATTAGAAAATCAAACTTTTTACAAAAAAATAGAAAAATAAAAAGTGCGAAAACTTTAAGCAAAGAAGTAGAATTATATAATCCTGTAACAGGAAAAGTTATTCAAACATATGGAAGTTTAGTTATAGCAGCTAAGTTATCTGGTTCAGGAAGTGTATATAGAAAAATAAAAGATAACAGTTTTTTAAAAGGAACTAAAAACAAATTTAGATATAAAATAATACCAAATTTAAAAGATGAAATCTGGTTTGAACCAAAAAAAAGTGATTGGTGGACTGAAAATATTGGAAATTTAATTTTAAAATATTCTAATAAAGGTAGATTTTTAAAACCAGATGGAAGAAAACCAAAAGGTTGTAAACAAGGTGAAAGTAAATATAGAGTAATCGGAGTTAAAAATAAGTCTTATAATGCACATAAATTAATATTTATTGCTCATAATGGATTTTTTCCTAAACAATTTATTTTACACGATGATGAAGCACCATTAGATTCTGATAGTTGTTATAGAAATTATCCTGACGATTTAAAATTAGGTTCACAACAAGAAAATATTAGAAGTAGTCTTCGTTGTGGTGAAACGAAAAAAATTTGTAAAAAAGTTAGAGCAGTTGATTTAGATACATTGAAAGTTTATACTTTTGATAGTTGTCGAGATGCTGAAAGAGCATTAAAATTAAATCAATCTACAATTCAAAAAACTATGAGGAATAAAAATGAAACTTACAAAAATAAGTATATGTTTGAATTTGTTTAAATAAAAATAAATTTTGTTTTTTAACAAAATTATTTTTAATTAAAATAAAAATTAAATGAAAAAATTATATATAAGAATAAATAATATGTTTGTTTGAATTTTGTTTAAAAATTAATATTAATTTTTTTTAATAATTAATATATTTTTTTTTTAAAAATAAAATAAATAAATTTATGAACTCGCAGAAACAGTCGTAGTAGTAGAATTACTCTTTTCGAAGTGATTTTTCAAGTAACGCTGAAGGTTAAAGTAGGTATAACCCTTATGTTTGTCAACTTCGATAAGTGGTCCAAGAATATGCTGAAGTTTTTTGTCTGGTTTAATTTGTTTTCTATTTTTAGGATTTTGAAGATCGTTTACTTTAATGTAATTAGTAAGGAACTTGGTAACAGAAGTTCTCGCCATGAGAGAACCGTGAGCTTTTCCTATAAAATCACAGAGATCGTTAGAAATCAATGCTGGTTTTGCAAATCCAGATGGAGCTCTTTTTTTTCCATTATTATTACGTCTTTTCTTACGATTTTTTTTGAGCTCTTTACGTTCTTTCTTCCATTGACTTCCTAAAAGTTTAAGATCTCCTTTAAGAGATTTAATTTCGTCATATAAACTATTAACTCTTTTTGTAATATCATTAATAGTATTCTGAACTAAACTAACTTCAACTTCTGGTGTAGGAGCAACTTCTACAATTGGTTCAGATACAACTACAACTACTGGTTCAGAAGTAGCGGCTTCTTGTACTTCTACTTTTTTCTTTGATTTTTTGGTTCGGGTTTTTTTTGTTTTTTTGTGAGATTTAGTTGTTTTGTTTGATTTTGCCATTTTTGTATAATAAGAATTTTATTTTATAATTTTAACGCGTAATTAACTTTTAAATCATTTTTAATTTAAATTAAACCCCTTAAATCAGTAAAAATAAAGTATTTAAAAAAAAATCAAAAAATAAAGAATTTTTATTCAATAATTGTCATTCTAAGATTTTTCTTAAAATGTTTACCAGTAATTTTATTAAAAAATTTTAATAATCTATTAATTTCATTAATATAAGATTCATTTAATAAACATTTTTGTAATAATTTGTTTAAAAAATTTTTATTACTAGATGTTTTAAATAAATCTATATTATAATTAACCAAATATTTAATAAACAAATTATAATTATACAAAAACATACTTTTCACAATATAATAAGAAAATATTGATGTATTTTGTTCAAATAATTTTATTTCATTTTCTTTTGTTTTAATAAAACCTTTTTTACAATCTTTAATACATTTAAATTTATAATGTTTTAAAATTTTACTAGTCTGAAATAAACTAAAATGAATTTCTGTTTCTAATAAATTTTGTAAATCTTTTTTATTTTCAATTGAAACTATTATTATATTTATTAAATTTGCAAAAGTTTCTGTATATGCTTCATTTAACAAAATATTTGTATTTTTATTAATATTAAAAATACTTTTTACATTATTTTCAATTTCAAATTTATAATCTAAAAATAATAAATGAATTAACTCATGTAATAATACTTTTTGTAATTCTTCTTTACGCCAAATTACTATTTCAGAGTAGTGATTCATAAAAAAACTTGTAGAACCTGAATTTGCATTTAAAGAACCTAAAATACCATTATTTATTTTTTTTTTATTATTTGATAAAAATATAACTATGTTTATTTCTTGACTAATTTGTTTATCTGATAGTTCAATCATAAGATAGATTCTATTAAAAATATTTTTAATTAATTTTTTATTAATTTTATTTTTATGAATAATTGTAATATTAATATTATTAGAATTATAAATAGATACTTTATTTAAATTTTTTTCAACATCAAGCAAAATATCAAAACTAACAAATCTATTCATTAATTTTTTTATAAAATTATCAAATACTTCATATTTAGGATAATATATTAAATATTTATTTAGAATATTTATTATATTTTCATTTTTTATATTCGTCTTTGATTTACTAATAAGTATTTTATCATTTTCATTTATTAATTTTGATTTTTTTATAAATTTAATAAATTTTAAAAAATGACTTTGTGAATATATTTTCCTTTCAAAAGTCTTAACATGTTTATAATCTTTATTTTTTTTGTCCTTATAATAATAATTTTTAACACAATCTTTTAAAATATTTATACTATTAAATCTTTTTATTTTATTAAATTTAAATTTTTTTTCTAAATTTATTAAATTGTTAATCATTTAATATAAATTAAGATAATTTACTTAAAAAAAAAATGAGAGATTTTTATTTAAATGCATGTTAATCACAAACCTATAGCAAAAGCTGAATTATTAATGGTTAATTTAACTAAATTTTATACTAAAAAAACAAATTATGATGTTTTATTACCAATTTTAAATGGAAGCTCAAAATTATCTTTAAGAATTATTGATTGGTTTGTAACTAATTATTCCAAAAAATATAATATTTCATATATTGTTAAAAATTATCAATTTATAGTATATTTAGATTATAAAAAAAGATTAAAAGCATATTCAAAAAAAGTTTTTGACCCTTTTTGTAGAAGAGAAAGAATTGAATTTTATTATGATAACAATAATTCAATTGTTACAACTGTTGGACAATTAAATTTTTTTCAATGGGCTATAAAAAATAATATTATTAAATATATTAAAAAAAATTTAAAAAATATAGAAAATGATATGAATACTTCATTAAAAAATAATTATAAACAAAAAAAAAATAATAAAACAAGAAAAAAAAGAAGTGAATTATCCATCAGCGCCACTAGAAAAGTTAACAAACATAACATAAAAATTCTTGTAACTTTTAATTAATTATATATAATTTTTTTTAAAATTTAAATTCTTATTACATTTAATTATAATATAATTCTAATATGATAAAAAAAAATACATTTTTTAATTAATATACATATGGGATATATTTTGGTGCATCAAGACCATACATTTCAACTTTAAAATCTTTATTATGTAAATTTATAGTATCATTATCTGATAATTCATTACATCCATTTTCATCAGTGCATTTTCTCCCATTTATATTAATTGGAATTTTAATTGGATTATATTTATCATTTTGTGTGAAATAATTAAATTTTGAACTAGAACTATATGTTGGTTTTCCGTATAATGGATATATCGTTGTTTCATTTGTAACATCATCCAAGTGAGTGAGGGTTCCCATCGCTTGATAACGTGTTTCCCCTCTAGTTTTAACATTTATGGGTACACCATTTACTTTTTTAACAATTTGTCTTCTAAAACCTGGATAACTATATTCAGGTGCACTTAGAGGATCATTTATATGATTATTATTATTTATTTCTTGTTGTATATTGTTTAATCTTATTTTTTGACCTTTTATTTTTTTATTTAATTTTTTAAAAATATTAAAACCTTTTATTTTTTGATTATATAAATAAACAAAAAAAATTATAAATAAAATTAATAATAATAAAAATGTATTTTTATTTATACAAAAAAAATTTCTAAAACATATCATATTTGGATTATCCATTACTTTTATAATATAATATTATAAAAAAAGATTTATAAAATTAATATAATTAATAATATATGTTATATTATCTAACCTATGGAATATTAGATGTTATTCTAGCAACTTCTATTTGGACTATAAACAATACTACAAATGGCATTTGTTATATTTTTAATAAAAATGTAATTCATAAATTACAAAATTCTAATTACTATAATAAAAAAGAGTTTATTTATGTTGACAATGATTTAAATTTTATTTCTAAAAAGGAATTTGAAAATGATATTAAATTAAATAAAATTTTAAATTTATTACAAAATAAAAATTTGATAAATATTTAAAAATTTAAACCATTATTATCAAGTAAATATGTTAAAAAAATATTTAGAAAATACTATTCCAAAATTAAATAATCAAAATAATATATATTTAGAAATATCATTTGGAAAGAAATATAGTGATAGAATTTTTGATACAAAAATTAAAAAAGATAAAATTAATAAAATAAAACAAAAATTACAATCAATTTTATTTAATAAAAAAAAAACATTAATAAAAGCTAAAATTTATTATAATAATAATTTAAAATTATTTATAAATAATTTATTTCAACCAAAATGTTTTGAAGAAACTGTTCTTGAACATCATATTTTTGATAAAAAGAATTTTGATTTAAATTTAAAAGTAGCAAACAAAAAAATGTTAAGTATTGAACATTTTCCAAACAAATTTTCATTTCATAATGAAATTTTTAAAATAATAGAATCTTACAATATAAATAATAAATTCTTTTTAAATTTTGTTGAAAATATAGAAAATTCCTCAAAATATTATTCATTAAATATATTAATTACAAAAAAAAATAGTAAAATAAATGATATAATAAACTTATTACAAAAAATTATTAAGTTAATTGAAAATAATTAGATTGTAATGAACTATAAGGAGAAATAATATTGTTTAAATTATTATTCTCAACATTTTTGTCTATTTCATAATACTTATTTAAATTTGTTTCAATTGGAAAAGAATTAGATTCTATTTCTTTCATTTTTTTTTGATAAACTAAACTGTCATCTCTACTATTTTTATTAACATAATTTAATAAATCATTTTCTAAATCAGAAAACATATTATCATCCTCATCATCTTCAATTTCTTCAATTTCTTCATTAATTTTATAATAAACTTCTTTATCTTTATGTTTTTTAAAAAATTTTTCTTTTATTATATTAGAAATATACATTTTTAAAAGTATATGTAAAATTAATACTATTATAATACTAAATACAAATAGAAAATTCATTTTATAATTTATATATATATTTAATTTGTAATAAAAATGAAAAATTTTAACTGTAAAAAAATTTATATTATTTTCAATTCAAATCAATTCTATCTTTCTAAAAGTCATAATGTTTTTTTTGAAATATTAAATGTATGTTCTTACAATGAATAATGAAAATAAATTAAAAAAAAAAATATAATATAATTTAAGTTTGTATTAAATTAAAATATTAATGTTTATTATGTCAAAAAACTCTGTAAAAAAAGATATTTATTTTATAATTAATAAAGAAACAAATACTTTAACAAAAAAAGATTTTCCTTACATTAAACAATTATATTTTTCAATAGTAGTATTCATTAAAAATTCTATTAAAGATGTTAAAAATAAAAATTATTTAGGATATGAATTTTGGTTAAAAATCATAGCACAAGTAATTATATTAGTAGAAAATTATCCATGTAATGGATTAAAAAAAAATAATTTAGTAATTGAAACTATTTCTTTAATAATAAAAAGAGATTCTAATTTATCTGAAAAAGATAAATTAATTATAATTAATAATTTTAAAAAAATAGCACCACAAATAATAGATATAGTTATTACAGCATCCAAAAAACTTAATATTGAAATAAAATCTAAACCAAAAAATTGTTGTTTACTCTTTTAAATATTTAATTAGTATTAAATCATCTTTAACCCAATTATATAATAAAATTATATACAAACAAATAGCAATCATAGAATAAACATTATTACAATTTAAATAAATATAAATAGTTAAATAAAATATTTGCCAAAGCCAATTAAATGTAATTGAAATTAAATAATTATAATAACATATTTTTTTTAAAATATTTTTTAAAAATATTGGTATAATAAATCTACTTCCTAAATATAAATTGATAATGAAGGCAGTTGAAGAGAAACAACCATAAATTATCAATGGTTTAAAAAGTCCTTCTTTTGAAAAATCTGAATTAATTACATATAACCATCCAAAAAACACACAAATATGATGTATTATTGTTGATAACATCATTTTTTTATTAATAAACAAACCAATAATATCAGTTATACTATATAATGTTGTAAAATTTATTAAAACTTGATTATTTTTATCCCAATTTATTGTATTAAGTAAATTTATATCATTTTTTTTTATTGCTGTTAAAAACATAAAACAAATTACTGATAAAACAATTGATTTTGAAATATTTGTTAAAATATATGTTTTTCTTTTATATTTTATCTTTTTATAATTATTATTTAATAATAAGACCTTATGTAAGAAAATATGTATTAATAAATATAATATACTTGAAACTATAGCAAATGGAACTGTTGAAATATTATTAAATAAATTAAAAAAATTTTTATACATTACCTTATTTATTTTCTGTTTTTTTTTAAATATTTATACATTTACCATAATTATTAGGAAAATTAGAAGGGTATTGGAAATTTACAAATTCAGGTTCTATATAAGGAGTACATCTTAAATCATAACTCATATTTCTTGTATTTCTTGTTGCGTTATTCCATACGTTTTGGGAGCATACAAATCTTTCAGAATTTTTATTTAATAAAATAAATAATAAGAATAAAATTAATAATAACTTTTTCATTTATAATAATTATATTTTTTTTTTTCAATTCTAAATTAAAACATATAGTGAAATTATTTTACTATATGTTGCAACTTTTTACAACAATTATTAAAAAGAAATTAAATGAATATTCCTCCCAAGATTAATTAAACTACGTTTTTAAATGTATTTAATTAATAGCAATATTCATCCCATCATACTTCTAAAGAATAAGCATAAGAATATCAAATGGTTTTTTTTGATTATTTATTAATACTAATTAAATTTGAAAAATATTTTTTCTTGTATTTTTATTTTTGTTTTATTTGTTTTTTTTTTGTTTTATTTGTTTTTATATTTAAAAAAATAAATACTTATTTTTATTAAAATGCCTATTGATTATTCAAAAACAAAAATATATAAAATTATTGATTTAACAGGTGATTTACCACCATATTTTGGTTCAACATGTCAATCATTATCTGTTAGAATGGGAGGTCATAGAAGTAAAAGTAATAAATGTAGTTCAAAACAAATAATAGAAAAAGGAAAAAATAACTATAAATGTGTATTAGTTGAAAATTATTCTTGTAAAAATAAAGAAGAACAAATTAAAAGAGAAAGTTGGTTTATAGAAAACAATCATTGTATTAATAAAAAAAATAATAATGATAATAAAGTAAATTATAAATGTGGTATATGTGATTATGAAACTAATCGTAAATCTTCATATCTTAAACATATTAATAAAAAAAAAAAGCCTTGTATAAAAAAAAAAAAAAATTTATTATAAAAAAAAAAAAAAAATAAAATTTAAAAAAAAATTTAAAAAAAAAAAAAAACAAAAAACTTATTTACAAAAAAAAAAAAAAAGACACTTGGAAACAAAAAAAAATCTCTA